GCCCGGTGTCTTGTCTCGGTCGCTGGATTCCGGGCAGAGACGTCTTACCATCGTGCGATCAGACATAAGGGCACTAAAGAAGGAACTTAGTGTCTCTGCTGTCCATCTCGTTCCAGTTGTGCAAATGTTGGCTACTGGTTATGCGTTTGATGTTACCCATCGTGGTAATGATAAAGCCTTAGTTCTTTTTTCCCGTGTGTTGTTCAAATATAAGAAACGTGCCGCCTTTTGGTGTCCTGTTTGCGTTCGCGTCCCTGTTGGTATGCCTCCGAGTGATGGGGATGGTCCTTATGATGGTGTCTGTGATAAATGTGGCACGTCATTTCTTAGGTCGCAATCTACTCCTTGTTTGGAGCCTCATTTTTATGTTAACATTGATGCTGCAAATGGCACGTACAATTCCATGGCAGCTAGGGATGCTTTGCTTAAAGCGGCTCGATTGTTGGAGAGTTCTGATTCCATATCGTCGCTTAATTATGTTGCAAAACAGTTATCTGCAACTTCTGGTGTGGTTTTCCCCGCTAGAATGCAGTACGGTGCAATGTCTGGCACAAAGTTGAGATTGTCTGCTGTACCAGCAGTCCTCCCTTGTGTCATTGATGTTGTTGCACAGATGGAGTCAAATCCTGCTGTCAATGGTACTTGTGGCCTTGGTCATGGTCCTGCAGCCATTGCAGTTGGTGACGTCAAACCGGATCTTAATAAAATGGTTTTTGAGAAATGTCTGTCTTGTCCTTCGTGCAGACAGTTGTTGTGTATTCCTTGTTACGCATCTCTTATTAACCGTGGTCCTCAGTTTGAAGCTCCTATGTGCCCTTTTTGCCGTGCTCCATTCAAAATAGCTAAGGACACTGGATCAACAGGATTCCACAATTTGTGGAGTGCTGGTGCGGATGCCACCAAGGTTAGTTCATTGTATTCAGTACTGAACCACAAAACTGCTGGAGAACCATTCCCATTAAAGGATGTTCCGCATTTGACTGCAGTCATGAACATGTGTGTTCGTGCTTGTGTTCCTATGACTTCTGCTCAAAAATGGGGAACAGTGCCCCCCGTTGATGTTTGTGACCCCAACAATTATTCATCCACTATTCCTGAAGACAGTTCTGCTGGGTTGTGGGTCGGTGTTACTTCGCCAAATCCCAAGAAGGGAGAAATTCGTGGTGCCACAATAGATTATTTGGTAAGTAGGTTGTCCAAGTTGCTTGATGTGCCATTTAAGGCTCGTATGGAGTATATGCGTACCATTATCCCATCGTCATCCAAGCCTTCTGTTAAGGGTGAGGTCAGGAGTGGCAAATTTGTTCGTGATGGAGATAGTTATTATTGGACTACTGAAAGTGGTGAGAGATTGTTCATGATAGACCAAAATTATGATCTGATAATGATGGTTCTGCGTCCCGGGTCCAATTGTGGTGGTTATGGCAATGAAAAATTTAATATGCCTGTTGGTATTGGAATGCACTTTGATCGTGGTGGAGCTGCTTTGTTGGTGTCTGAATTGTTCAAGGTTACAAAGGAGCGTATCTCACAATGTGATTCCAAACAAAAGTTCATGGAGTTAGAACAGGAAATACTGGCACTTTGGATACTGATTGAAGGAGACATCTCTAAGTTTGATCTCCACATGCGTGGTTTTATATTGTCAGAATTGTTTCGTCATTATTGCCAAATGTATGACCTACGTGGTGATTGTCGCATAACCCAAATTTTCCGCTATGTTTTAGCACGCATATGTGAGGCATTTAGGGTTAAGTTTATACCTAGTCCTGATGGGAAAACATTCATTTGTATTGTTGGAACTATGAATTCAGGTCATTATGGGACTTCTTTCATTAATTCATTAGCCAATTTTGTGCAACAAATGTATGTTCTTGGATTAATGTATGGCTTCGAACAAGTCATGCAGTGGTGGTATGATGCTTACATACGCATGAAAGTGTTTGGTGATGATTATCTTATGGCTCTGTGGCGTGCAGTGTTTGGAGAGTTTGACAGTGTTAAGTATATTGCTCTCTTGAAATCTACATTCAATATGGTTGTCAAGCCGTCTAATTTCAAGATTTGCACCAAATTATTCATTTATTCTCATGAACATTATGCTCCGTTGCCCAATGCTTCTGCGCCCTCGTTTTTAAAAATGCAATTTGGTGTTCGCATATGTCCAAACCATGGTGGCGAGATATTTTATTTTCGTCACCGTACTAAATGTGTCCCTAAGTTGTATGCTTCAGCATTGGTGTCGTCGACTCCCGGTTTAATGCTCATGAAGGCTTTGTGTCTTGCGCACACTTCAGGTGCTAATGCATCAGTTTATGCTCATTGTAGGGATCTATACCATTATTTGATACGGACGTTTGATGTGTCAGTTCCATTGGCTATGCCTAAAGACCTTGAAGACACAATGATTCGTTATGGCTTAGATCCAAAGGTTGATATGCAGGTGTTCCCGGAATATTTGGAAGTGTTGGACCGTGCAAGTTGTATGACTGAGGTTCCTTTGTTGCAGTCATATACACCTTGGGATATGTTGCGCAAGTGTGATGACAAAAAAGATCGGGTTTTTGTTTCTTACAATGAATGTGAAGACTAGTCTACCTTAGACTATAAACAAGAAGAAAATGATCCGTCTAATATGCGGTTGAAGTCAGTGCTGCGTGTTTGAAGACGA